CTAATAGCTCCAGCCTAAGTTCCCGACATCCAGACTAAGGTCGGTTCCTTTCTCACTCTTTGCCTTGTCCACGGTCACCGGTTTGTCGGACTTAATTGTCAGTGCGACTTCCGATCGGCTGTTCAACGTCTGGCTCTTGATTGGCTGATAGGGGTTATAAGGTTTGTGAGCAGGTAAACCTCCGCTCTGATAGTCAGTATAGGCTTTGGTGCGGTCTGTTTGGTTGCGTGTTTCGTTGGTGACAATTCCCAGCGTGGCGTTCTTGTCTTTGATACTGTCGAGTTTGTTCGCCAGGTTATCGACTTCTGTGCCGGCATCGTCCAAACCAGTTTTCCAGCCGTCAGGAATGAGAGAGTCCGGCAGCATGTTGATGAGTTTCTTAACTCCGTCCCACAGTCCGATAAATTGCTCTTTCACCCAGTTGACAACTTTGTCTAAGCCGATGAACTTATCCACCAGGTAGGTGATGGCAATAATCGCGGCGCCAATCGCCGTGACCATCATGCCAATCGGGTTGGCCATGATCACCGCATTGAGGCCAATCAGCGCCACTTTGGCGATCGCCAGAATGGTGAGAATGCCTTTGAAGTTCTGCGTAACAAAAATCAGCCCTTTGCCTAAGAACTCCAGCGCCTGATACAGCCCGTTGACGGTCTGAATCACTTTGTCCATAAACTCGGTGCGCCACTGGGTGTTTTTGAATTTTTCTGAGAACTCGGTAAACAGCCTGGTGGCTTTCTCCATAATCGGCGCCAGCGCGGCAAACTTAATCGAGCGCAGGCTTTCAGAGATGCGCTGCACTGCGTCGTTGTACGCTTCGGCTTTTGCCGCATTTTCGGCGGTAGCACCACCACCCAAATCGTTGAACTCCTGACGCGCAGCAGTCAGCCCCTGCGTGCCTTCTCGCAGCATGATGAGCATTTCCCGCCCGCTGTCACCAAAGGCGGCATCGGCAAACGCCATCTGCTCCTGCGCGGTTTTGAGTTTGGAGAAAGACTCCAGCAGCATCTGGTAGGCTTCCTGAGTATCTTTCGCGCCCTGTAAATCGCGGAACGCGGCGTTCTTACTCTTTTTCAGGTAACTGCCCAGTGCGCCCGCTCCGGTGGTTTGAAGAACACCCAGACGACGGGTAAAGCGGGTCATCGAGGCCGACAGCGCATCGGCGCTCACGCCCGCGTGTTCGGCCTGTGATTGCATGGCCTGCAGTTCGCTGATCGGCAGATTGAGGTTGGCGGATTTCTTGGCAAGTTTGTCCATCTCTGCCGCGCTGCTGTTTACCTCGGCTGCCAGTCCGGCCAGGCTGAAACCTCCGAGCAGGGCGGCACCTTTGCCGAGTGCCGCTCCGGCCACATTCGGCAGGCGAATGGCGCCATTGAGTTTTTGCAGGGGCGACATCGCGCCGCGCAGGATGGCGTATTTCTTACTCAGTTTGATGATTTCCGCACCGTGCTTTTTGTAGCGACTTTCCAGACGCTTGTTCTCGCCATCGAGGTCGTGCACTTTGACGCCTGTCTTTCTCAGCTCGCCACCCAGTTTAACCAGGTGTGTTTTGTACTGGTCCTGCTGCTGTGTGAGCTTATCGACCCGCTGCTGCTGTTTGGAAATTTTCTCCGTGAGGGCAGCGGTCGGTTTACCCGCCGCGGCTGCGCTGGCTTGCAGCTCCCGAAGTTTCTCACTGGCCGCCGCCATCGCAAGCGTATTCTGGCTCATCGCTTTTTTGGTGTTTTTGAATGAGCCAATCATGCCGATCGCGGCCGAGTCATCTGCCTGTGCTTTCTGAATCTTTTTGATGGCTTTGGCATAGTGGTCGGAATCACTCGCCATGCCTTTAAGCGGTGCGGACACTTTGTCTTTCAGTCCCATCACCACGGAGAGGTTCATCTTCATTCGGATGTCCTTCATACAAAAAAGAGAGCTAGTCGCTCTCTTGTGTTTCGGTTCGTTGCCGTGCCAGCTCGCGGAACAGTAATAAATCGTCGTAGCTGAGGGCGTCTATTTCGCTCGGCGGCCAGTGAAAGACCATGGCGATGTCGGCGTAGTAGTCCTCAACCCGGTTTATCAGAGTTCCGTATTCACGAAAAAAGAGGCGATGGTGGTTAAAAGTGGCGCCCAGTTCTCCGGTGGCAGGTTCAGCAAATCGCGCTCAGTCAGAGACGAAATGCGCGGCAGCAGGACTTCACCGGCATCAAATTTCATCTCACACACATCAATCAGGCTGAGTCCGCGCAGGTTGCCCGAATGCGGCTTGCGAATGTCTACTGTGTTGATTTCCACGCCATCTTTCACGATAGGGGTGGCCAGCGTGGCCGCTTTCACTTCAGCCTGATTGTTAATCGGAGTTGCCATAGCCGAGTTCTTCCTTCAGTTCGTTGAGTCGGGTCTTGCGACCGCCTTTGTTCGGGTCGAGTTTCATCACCGCATCAAACAGCGCGTACGCTTTCCCGGTGTCGCCGTCTGCGTCATACCAGTCGCCTGCCAGACGGAACATCTTCACCTTGAGCGGCGCGTTGGTGGCGAGGTTTCCGGATTGCAAATCGGCGACAGCCTGCAGCAGGTAGTCGCGGTTAAACGCCAGTTTCTCTTTCGAGGCATTGTGCGAGTACTTGAACACGATGTCGCAGAACGCAGTCTGGCCGTTTGACTTCCAGCTGTCCGGCGTGCCCAGCCCCATGTCGATGGCCGCGCGGAAACTGTCGTGTACCGTCGTCAGTTGGCCTAAATCGACCTGCCACTGATAGAACCACCACACCACATCGAGATTGCCGAGGTCGGTATGAGTGGTGAGGAGCTTCTCAACCAGCGGCTGGTATTTCTTCACCAGTTCGGCTTTGTACGGGTCTTTTTCCTGAGAGCCGGCCAGAGTGCGCAGGAACGCCAAATCCTGTTTGAGCATGGCCTGTGTTTCTTCCCACGGTTTGTCGGCCAGCGTCGGGCGGGCGCTTTTGCCCGTCGGAGCGGGTTGCGCCGCGGCTGGCATCGGCTTGGCCTGAGCCGCCTTTTGTTGCTGAGCCTGACGTTTTAACAAAATCGATAGCATGTCAGCTCCTTACTGTGAGATGAGCTCAAAGCCGTTGAACAACACTTCCAGCTGGCCGTCTTTGACGTTCAGCGTGAGCGGGTCCACCGTCCAGGCATCCGTGAGGGTGTAGACTTTGCCGCTGTTGAGCTCGAGGGTGATGTTCTCATCCACGAACGCCTTAATGGCATCTTCATCGGTGGCTTTGGCGTGTACGATGGTGGCTTTGATGTAGGGCGCGCCGTCGTACACTTCGCTGTGTCCCAGCACGCCGTCATCGCCCATGACCGCTTCACGCTTGAGGTTACCAAACCCGATTTCTGCGCCTTCTTTAATGGGCAGGCGACCCAGAGAGCCGGCGTTCAGTACGGCGCGGCTGGTGATAGTGGTTCCCATGGCTTACTTCCTGAATTGAATTTTGCCGGCAACGATGATCAATCCGTTCACGAACTGTGGTGAGTCCTGGTAGTTGATCCGCTGCTTGTTGGTGTCATCGAGCTCAACAATGAGCGACTTCTTGTAGCCGTCGAAATCCTGCACGATGCCGTTGTATTCCAGCTCTTTGTACAGCGCCAGCAGCTCGGTTTTGAACATGCTGGGCGTGACAATCGCCTGTCCCGGCGCAAAGCGGGTGCCGTCTTTGGCCACTTTGAAACGGGCGTATTTGCTTAAGATGCGCGAGCGTTGTTTCTGACGAAAATACATCGCCGTGGCTGGCGTCATGATGTCGAGGTAGCTGTTGTCGGCAATCCCAGACGCGTTTTCGGTGTAAGCGGTGACCGCGCGCTCCACCTGCACCTCTTTGGTGGAGGTGACGACGTACGTGCCCATGCCTTCGTGGAGCAGCAGGTTACGCTCGGCCCAGTCAAACTCGGTGTCCGCCATGGAGTAAACGCCGCTCATCTTGAGCGTTTGCAGCGGGCGGCACGGGTCGTTCGCCAGTGACGGCGCAATTTGTCCCGCCCAGGCACCAATCGCCGCCGCATCCGTCAGGGCTTCATCGGCAGAGTTACCGAGCGCGTTCACCGGCATAAAGCTGATCAGCGGGCAGTTGCTTTTGTTGGCAAAGGTAATCAGCTCCGCATGGGTGCCTTTTTTCGGGATATAAGCCACGCCGGGGATCTGCTGCAGCGCCTGATAACGTTTTTCCAGAAACTCGCCCAAATCGCGGATGGTGGTGTCATCATTGAGCGAGCAGAGGATGTGGTGGTACTGCACATCACCCAGAGCCGCCAGTGCTGACATGGTATCGGCCGCGTCCACGCTGATGGCGTAGATGGGCATGCTTTCATCCTGCTTGCGAAAGTAGGTCACCATGTCGACGATGTCGGAGGCGCCGAACTGCGCCTGCGCTTTGGTTTCGTCCATACACAACACAACGGTATTGGGCGCCACCGGGGCATCCGCGACCGCGTTGCCGATCACCAGGCACAGTTGCTGGTCTTCCGCGCTGTTGGCCAGGCTGTTGTCGATTTCGACGTACATGCCGGGCACATAAGCGCTGGCCGGAACTTCTGAGAAGCTGATGCTCATTGGCCGTTCTCCTTATTCGTTGCCGTTTTCGTGGTGACGAGCACGACGGATTGGTCTTTAATGCGACGCAGCCAGTAAGGGTTACGCGGCTTCTCTTCGCCCGCAGCCTTTAACGGCTTTCGGGTATCCGGGTCACGGACCAGTAACCCTTTTTGTGGTTTGACTTTGATGGTTTGCATTTAACTTTCCACGTCAGTTGTAAAGTGCTCTGCCGCCATGGCGAGCAGCTCGCGCTCGATCTCCGGCGTCCAGCCGATGAAGGTACGTCGGGGCATCTGATAGTTCTGCTTGACCCGCCGCCCGCCTTGCCAGCGTCCGGTCTTGCTGTCGAAGAAGCCATTCACTCGGGTGGTAAACGAGAGCTGGCTGCCCTGATTGTGCTCCTGGCCGATGCGCCCGGCGACGCCCGCCAGACCCACTTCAAAATGGTGTTCGTCGGCCTGCGTGCGCAGGGATTTCGACAGGCCCATCAACATGTTCTTGTTGTTGACGGTATGGCGTGACGTCCCGTCCCGCAGACTCACTTTCTTGCGCCCCGTGCGGCTCTGGTACGGGTTATTCTCAATGTCCCGCTGCGCCCGGATTTGAGCGCGGAAGAACTGGCGCGCGCGGTTGGCCATGCGCCGGTTCAAATCCAGTTTTTCCGTGGCGGTCAGCACCAGACGCTCGACCACCTGAGTGAGCTGCTCCGGTGTTTTCAGCGTGAGTTCGTTCATGGCAAATCATCCAGATGGCCGACAAACAGCACCAGTTCGTTCAGGTCGTCTTCGTCGACACGGGCAGCAAAATCGCCCACGCACTCAAACCGCTCGCCGTGTTGTTGCCAGTTTCCTTGCGGGTGGGCTTGCAGTGCGAAGGCTTCCCGCAGGTCAATCTTGATTTTGATGTCGCAGCGGCCGTTATCCAGCAGCTCGGTGGCGAAGGTCGGAAACGGCAATCCTTTTTCCATCCGGTACGGGTCGTGCGTATTCATCCAGGAGACTAAGTGCATCATCAGAATGTGCGGCTGCACTCTGACATCCTGCATAAACACGATGGCGGTGTACTCGAGTTCAAACCCGTCGACGCTGTCGCCCTGAGTGCAGAAAAGCGCGCCGTCTTCGGCCCAGACGGTGAAGTTCTTGGCATCCGCCACGTGCTCTCTGAACAAGTCCGTTAAACTTTGCAGCGCTTTCATCACACCACCTCAAAACAGTAGGTTTCCTGCCCGTGAAGCAGCAGATCTACTGCTTGGCGGTATTGCACCTCGCAATGGTATTTCTTGCTGCTCAGCGCTTCCTGACGTTCTGCCGCTTCGGCGGTGGCATCGGAGCTGAGGCGGATGCCGATCAGTTCGCTGGCCGTCAGCGCAAACACCGCCTGGGTGTAGAGCGTGGTACCGGATTCTTCATCACCGAACTTGTCCTTTGAGAGTGCGGCAAGGCTCTCGTACTGCGCGATGGCATCGACCAGTTCGCGGTGCACCTTAATGCGCGAGACCTTCGCCTGTTGCAGAATGCCTGCCTCTGTCTCATTGCTGAGGAAATGAAACAGAGACTGAAACTCTGAAATTTTGAGCGCAGGAAAGTTATCCGTGGCGGGCAGCTCGGAGGCATACACGTCGCTTTTATTGCCGATAAATTCCATACATCACCTTTGAGGGAATGCAGGCAGCAGTGCACGAATAACAATCTGTGTAGGAGCCAGACTGATAACGTGACAGAGCCTGCATTGGAGGGTGTCAGTCTGGCGCGGTTATACCCACGCCCCGTTAATCTTGAGTTTGACGTTGCCGAACTCGACCGCCGCCACTTTTTCAAGCTGCTCGATGACGTAGGCCATGTTCATCGACTCAAAGTTTTCCATCTGGTCTTTGGCGTCGTTTTTCTTACCGACCGTGCGGCGCACCGAGTCTTCCTGAATGTAGATAGACAGGTTGTCGTAGCTGGTCACCATGATGCCCGTCGACGGGAAGCCCGGAACCGATACTGCAGGCAGGCCGCCATAAGTGCCGATGACCTGACGCTCCTGAATCTTGCTCTTTTCTGTCGGCGTATTGCCGTGCGCGTCGTAGAACTTGGCTTTCTCGTAGGCCAGCAGATCCGAGCCGATGATGGCAACCAGGTCTGAGTCGTTTTCGCATGCCGGGTGCAGCAGGTTTTTCAGGTTCAGCACCGCCAGATCGAGGTTGGCAAAGTCGCCGCCTTCACCAATTTGGATGACGCCGGAGCCTTCCACGCCTTCGATGATGAAACGTTCGGCGTTGTGCTCACGCATTGCCTGGAACCAGCCTTTGTTAACATCTTCGCCGTTCGGGTTGGCGGCGGCATCCGTATTCGCGGCCGCGGTTTTACCAAACCAGCCGACGGTGATTTTGTTGGCGTCGATCTGCTCGCGGGTGTGTTTGGACACAATCTGGTTGAAGCTCTTCATGTGCGCCCAGGCATCGAGCTTGGCATAGCGGATCGCCGTGTCGAAGTTGGTCTGCACGCAGGCGTAAGGCATGGCTTTCATGCCGTGGTAGTCTTTCGGTTTGCGCTCGCCGTCGCCGGAGGTGTCGGTGCGGCTGGCAATCATGCCGCTCACGCCCAGACCAATGGCTTCACCAATCTGGTTTTTCACGGTGATGATGTTGATGCGGCTCAGGAACCAGTTGCTTTCACGAATGGCCGCGATGATGCGCTGAGTGCCGTTCGGCGAGACGTTAAACATCTCGGTGGCGTTCTCGACGCCGTTTTGCTGCGCGACCGCCTGAACGTAGGCGCTCAGTTTCTTTTTGGTATGCTCTTGCATGTGTTTACCTATACAAATGGGGTGAGAGACTAAAGCCGGCGCTTACAGGTACGGCTCGGGTTCCGCATCCTGACCCGCCAGTGTGCGCGCCTGCTCATCTGTGATGCTGCTCAGTTTGGTGGTCAGTTCGCCAAGCTGGGTGGAGAGCTTTTCGACTTTCTCTTCCAGCTCGCTTTTCTGCGGCTCGTCTTTGACTTCCGGTTCTGCGGGCTGCTCTTTGGCGCTGAGTGTTTGCACCAGTTGGCCGAGCTGATCACTCAGCTTGGTGTTCTGCTCAATTTGTTGCTGCAGCAGCTCTTCGGTTTCTTTGTTCATGTCGTCTTCTTCCTCAGTGTGAGAGAGCTGCTCGGGCGCGTTGTCGCCTTTGAGCCAGCTTTTGAATTTTTGAAGCATTGAGAGATCGTCATCGATGCTCTGATGTGAAAAGTGTTCAGGTTTGATGGGGAAATGCGTCTGCACGTACTTCTTGCCATCGGACTGACTGGACAGATGGATTTGCGTGGTGCCGAGTGACGCAGGTTTGTCGGTCAGTGCCAGACCCGTCAGATAGGCCTTATCGGTGTCAGCAAATTTCTCCATCAGTTCGCACGAGGTATGCAGCAGTTGCCCCTGCTCTACCGCACTCAATAAGAGTGAATTGGGTTTCAGCACCGCAAACAGCTTGTCGCCACGCTTTTCCACCGACTGCACCGAACCGAATTTCTTGCCAAAGTCGAAGTGTTCTTGGTTGATCCGCGCGGTATAGACCTCGGGGTTATAGCTCTCTGCGATTTCATCAATAATGTTCTGCTCAATCACACGTCCGTCGACGGTCGTGCCTGCCTGCAAAATACAAATGGGTTGTGACTGAAACATGCCTGAATGCTCCTGAATTCGATGATTCCAATCTAACCAATGGCTTTAACTTTTTGTATTCACGGCGATTCTAGATACCCGATATAGAAAGTCTCTCTGCTGAGTCGCGGCGGGCTCTGTTGCACACTGCCAGCATGAAAACGAATCTGGCTATTGAGCAATCCTCACCGATGTACACCGCAGACCAAACCAAAGCGCTTGGGCTGTATCTGCGTCAGTACAAACCTGCCGAAGTCGCGCAGGCGGTGGGCGTTGCGGTGCGAACCGTCCAGCAATGGATTTCGAAATTTGACTGGAAAGCGATGCGGGACGATGCGCCCGTAGAGCTGATGCTGCGCCAGCGGATCGCCTATCTGCTGTGGCTTGACCAAAAGCACGATGAGCAGCTCAAAGAGCTGGAAATGCTGCTGGCACAAAAGCACAAACGCGATGAAGCCGAGAGCCGGCCGCATCGTCCTGCAAGCAACCATAGTGATGGCAACAAGCGCGGCCGCAAGCCGAACAAGGTGAAGAACGACGTTTCGCACATCTCCCAAACGGTGCTGGATGAGTTTCGAGAGAAGACGTTTTTCGAGTACCAGAAAGACATTCACGCCCACAAGTGCAATCCCGAGCTGAACGAGTTCCGCTTTTATCTCAAATCGCGCCAGATTGGCCTGACGTATTACTTCGCCTATGAAGCGTTTGAGGATGCGGTGCTCAATGGCGACAACCAGGTATTCTTGTCGGCCTCGCGCAAGCAGTCTGAGATCTTCAAAAACTACATCCGCCGATTCGCGCTGGAGATTGGCGACGTCGAGCTCAAAGGCAAAGATGAGCTGCAACTCTCGAACGGCGCGACGTTTTACTTCCTCTCCACCAATGCGCGCACATCGCAGGGCTTTAACGGCCATGTCTATTTCGATGAAGTGTTCTGGATCCCCAAATTCGGAGAGCTGGACGACTACGCGGGCGGGATGTCGATTCACGACAAGTACCGCACCACGTATCTGTCGACGCCGTCGACCGTGGCGCATGAAGCGTATCCGAAGTGGCAGGGCAAGAAAGAGCAAGGCATTGATATCAGTCATGCGGCGCTCAAGAACGGCTCGCTGGGTGTCGATGGCATTTTCCGTCAGATCATCACCATTGATGACGCGATTGAGAAAGGCGCCACGTTCTTCAATATGGAGAAACTGCGCCGCAAGTACCCGGACAAAACCGTATTCGACAACCTGCTGCGCTGCGTGTTTCTGGATGATTCGGCGTCCATCTTTGCGCTCAAAGCGCTGCTGGCGTGTAAAACCGATTCATCGCTGTGGAAAGACGTGGACCACAACAAAGCGCGGCCAGCGGGCAACGCAGAAGTGTTGGTGGGTTATGACCCGCGCGGCGGCGGTCAGGGCGAAGGCTCCGACGATGCCGGATTGGTGGTTGCGCTCAAACCCAAACGCAAAGGCGGCGTGTTCCGGCTGATTGAACGGGCGCGTCTGAAAGGCTCCAGCTATGAGCAGCAGGCGCTCGCGATTAAAGCCATGACCGAAAAATACAACGTGGTGCATCTGGCGATTGATGTCAGCGGCGTGGGGTCGGCGGTGGCCGAGCTGGTGCGCAAGTTCTACCCGAGCCTGATTGAGCTGGACTACTCGCCGGAAGTGAAACGGATGATGGTGTACAAGGCGCGCGAAATCATCAACGACGGGCGCCTGCAGTTCGACGGTGAGTGGGATGACCTGGTGCATTCCTTTCTGATGATCCGCCAGCAGACCACCAAAGCCAGCAATCAGGTGACTTTTATTTCTAACCGCAGCAAGGTGGGCTCGCACGCAGACCTGGCCTGGGCTTCGATGCATGTGATGCACTGGGAGCCGATTGATATTCACAGTGAGGATGACACCACGGTGTCGTTCTTCTAGGAGACAAAACGTGATTGAGATTGAATTTTCTAACCCGGTCAGTGTGATGAATAGCGATATTCTCAGCTACCTTGAAGTGGCGCTGATTGACGATTTGTACGAGCCGCCGATCGCACTCGATACGCTGGCCAAAGCGCTGCGCGTGAACCCGATGCACTCGAGTGCGATTGAGTTTAAACGCAACACGCTGACGTACGCCGTTACGGTAAGCGATGTGCTGCCGCGCCGCGACCTCAAGCGGTTTATTCAGGACTACCTCACCTTTGGCAACGGCTACTTTCAGGTGGTGCGCAACCTGTTCGGGCAGGTGGTTCACATCAGACACATTCCGGCGCTCTACATGCGCCGCCGCGGTGATTTGGGATACACCTACAAGCCCCGCGCCTACAGCAACGAAGGGCGGATTGATTATCGCGACGGGCAGATTTTTCACCTGGCTGAATACGATGTGGCGCAGGAGCTGTACGGCCTGCCGCAACACGTCAGCGGGTTAACTTCTATCTGGCTCAACGACGATGCCACGCTGTTCCGCCGCCAGTATTACCGCAACGGCTCTCACGCAGGTTACCTGCTGTATATGAACGAGCCGGGCATGACCAAGGAGACGGAGAACGACATTCGCAACAAGCTGCAGGCCAAAGAAGGGATGGCGTTCAAAAACCTGTTTGTGAATGCCAAGGGTAAGGACACCAAAGCACCGGAGCTTAAACCCATCGGCCAGGTGGAAGCGAAAGACTCGTTCAAAGACGTGAAGAACCAGACCATGAACGACGTACTGGCGCTGCACCGAGTACCAATCGAGCTGATGAGCATTCGCCGCGAGAGCATTACCTCACTCGACCTCAACAAAGTGGACTGGCTGTTCCACAAGAACGAGCTGCTGCCACTGATTGATTCACTGACCGAACTGAACGGGTTTGTGGGAAGTGAGGTGTTGAAACTCAATGAGTATGTGAGTTTGGCAAAAGAGAGCTGAAGCTTTCGACTAATATCTGGGCCAATGTATTCTGCGTTGGCTCTTAGAGGAAAGATGATGACTCATCAACGCTTATTTTGAAATGCGACTGATTGGCAACTTAATTCATAGAAGCATGATTTGACTTAGCGCCGATTCACCTCGAGCCAACACTATATGTTGACTCGATGCTCTTCAATGGTGCACTAAGGAAAATGTTTCTTGTAGTACAAGAGCAGTTCACCATGATCCAAATCTGATACATCAGGCAAGATCAGCGTTGTCTTAAGATTCGAGTTTACATTGAGAAGAGTGAACTTAACTTTCCTTAAGTTATTGCAAAATCGTATATATAATGGCCTGTACAATTTATGGTTTGTGAAGTGTTCATCTTTCCAAGCTTCATTCCGAATAACTCCATTGTAAATAATGTTGCGAAGCGTGTACTTAATCATGTCGGTGCCATCAACGTCACTCAGTGCCTGGCTATCTTTTGGAGGCTCAGTACTAACATTCATGTTCGGCTTATTATAAAGTTTGTAGGATGGCAGTTCAAAAGCCCGAACCCATTCTTCTCTATCTGAAAGGTACTTAAAGTAGCGATATCGTTTTTCATGAAATTCTCCAAATGCACATCTATTGAGCAGGGAGCAAGGTTCTAGTAGCGCAAGAAAGCCACTGTTCTCCGCATTCATAAAAGCGTGCTCGCAAGCAGAGCAGCGCCTATAGCAATAATCAGATTTGAAATACTCATGTAAACGAAGAAGCGATATATCAAATGAAGTGCTGTTAAGCATAACAGAGACGCTTTGATTGCGTTCCGTGCCATAGCCCTTCATAGCTCTAAGTAATGGCATGGGAATAAATTTAACTCGAACAAGCTCACTTTCATGTTTATCGAATAAGAGAATCAGTAAGTAGTCTGCATCCTTATACTGATGCTTGCTCAACTTAACCTTGTTATCTACCGTTGATTTTACCTCTATTTTTTCACCAGTCTTGTTGAGAACATCGTAGCCTTTCTGATTCCTTGGTCTGTTTTCGGCATTTAACAGCCGTTCAATCAATGATTCACCTATGACCCCAAGAGCAGTTTTGGCATCGTGGCCAGCATTAGCATGGTCGAGTATGATCCCCTGAGCGAGGCATTGTTCAGCGAACTGCTTGAGAGGCGTTGTATTCAGAACCTTTGCTTTCTTGCTTGTCGTGGCATGTTTTAAGGACAGAAAGATTGAATCATTTTCTTTAGCCGATTTTTTGATAATACTTTGTACGGCTTCATCTAATTCGATGCTAGCCTGCAATATATGTAGTACTTCTTCGAGAGCGGGAGCAACTTGGAGTACAGCGTTATCAAAAGCCATTCTTTAACTCTCTCATCATCAAATAAATAGTTATACAATTAAGGCATCCAACGTTACTTTAGAAGGAGTACGTTTGATATACGATCAATATACTAGCTAATCATTCATCTACGAAACATCATTAGAGTGGTGTTGCATTGAATTACAACGAGATTTGAATGGCTACCGACGTGATATACTTTAGTTTAATTTGTTGATACCTAATTAATTCAGCAGCTTTTGTATGAGCCATCCCACTTGAGCCCAGAGCAACCTCACGTTGCCTAGGCTCATGCCAGTTTCCATCAATGTTTTTGTTCAATGAAACGCTTTAGTTCGTCGGCGCCTTGATATTCCAACACCATTCCCTTGTATAAGTTGATGTGGTTGAACGCATCAACTTCTGCATCTACGTGCGAGCGAAACGCTTTAAGCTCGCTTTCCATATGATCGCAAAACGAACGCATCATGTTGATTTGTTGCTGCATGGCTTGATACTGGCGGTAGCTTTCCCCGTGGCGCGCTTTGAGTTCGTCAAACTGCGAAAAGGCACATTGTAAGAATCGGGCTTGTTTGGCGGTGAGAGTGACGCCGGATGGTGCAATTTGCGGTTGGCTTGTGATTGCGTCGAACGCGCGGATGACTTGCAGGTGAAACTTGGCGCTAATCCACATTGCGTAGGCGTAGACCAGTTCTTTGCATACCCAAGTCCCTTGGAGTTTCCCACCTCGTAACACTTTGCAACCGATCACCAGATCTGGTGATCGCTCTATTTCAGCGATTAGTTCAACGGTTTGTTCATTACGCATGAATCGAAAAGGGGCGTGTTTGGCTTTGTTTCCGCTTGCTTTATGCAGGTCATTCAGAGAATACAAGCCGTCTAAGATGCGAATATCTTTGGAAAGAATAGATAGGTGGGTCATAGCGACCTCCGATGGTTAACTTTGTTTACCACCACTCAAAGGTCCTAATCTTCGGGTGATGGACTGAACAGGGTTAGGACTACCGCACCATCGACACGGCCAGCCCGAAGGCTGCCCCGCCCAGCCCACCATTGATGAGGTGTATTTGCGCATAATCACAACAAATTCACCATGTACAGGTGTGCCGAAGCCACACATAAAAAAACCAGCATACGCTGGCACTTATGTGCCGATGGTTCTAAGCGGGGTCCTAATCCCGGTACTGGATTTTGCCAGTACAGCGATAGGGTAAGGGCGGCGAGGGTGGGGTGTCAATGCTTTAACACACACAAATGTGCGTAACTGTGCATATTTGGATGCGTTTCTTTCGTCATTTGTTGATCTACTTTGCGAATGTTTGATTATGTACTTAGTTTGGTATGGTCTTTTGAGCTAAAACTGATTGATGTAAATAGTGATCTTGTTTTCTATTGTGCGACATACATTCGAATGGAGAGTTACGATGAATTATTTAAAGTTAGCTGCTTTAGTCGCCTCATTAGCTGCAACCTCTGTTTGGGCTAACAGTCTTACCAGCCCTCAGAAAAATGCAGTTAGATCAGCTAAACAATACCTTAGTTTGCAAGGTTTCTCTCGTAGTGGGCTTATAACACAATTGTCATCTGATTATGGCGAAGGGTATGAACAACACGATGCAACCATAGCAGTTGATAGCCTCAATGTGGATTGGAACAAACAAGCTGTCAGATCTGCCAAACAATATCTGGATCTGCAGGGGTTCTCCTGTAAAGGTTTGATTCAACAGTTATCTTCAGACTTTGGGGACGGTTTTACTGTTAGCCAAGCAACGTACGGGGCTAAACAAGCAGGAGCTTGTGAGTAGGTTTGTTTGGGACATCCACACAGTGGTGTATGAATGTGTGTCTTGATGTATATAATGAATTCTAAATCGTTGAACTTATACAATGCGTAGTATAGTATCGCTCAGTCCTTGTATGTGAGAGTAAAGATGGCGCCAAGATTACCGAAGCAGGTAGATGCAGAGATATATGACTTGTTAAATGGGTCAATCCGCACGGGCATAGCGATTCCTGAGATTCAATTTCGAGGTTTGATTCGCAAAGCTGAGAAGTTGCCAGCTCCGTTTAGATACGCGTGCTTGTCTGCGCTTTATTCCCACTCATTGGACTATGAACGAGCCATAGAGAACGCTGTTTACAGCGTTAAATATGGTTGCGATGAACAATTTTGCGTTGAAAATGCATTATCAGCATTGAGCAACAATAAGTTATTTGCCGATATTGTAAAGCTTTCGAAGGAATTTCCTGTTCTGTTGAATTATAGTGATTCGCGTAATGAAAGTTATGATGCGGCAACTTATATTTTTGATTTAGATTACTGCGAATATATTGCGGATAACTTTGAATTAAAACAAGATAATCCTTTATACGATTATGAAGCATTTAGATGCTATCTAGATAATGATCGTGAACTAATTAAAAAAGCAAGTGATTACATGATTCATGTGTTTGATGGTTTGACGAAATTGTTAAAATTAGCAAACATTAGAACTAAATCCTTTGGCTTTGGGATGGTTTCTGATTCAGTCAGTCAATACATAGAAGTTAATGTTTCTCTGCACAATACCTCAATAGAACAAGCAGTCGATTTAGAGCTAAGTTGGCATGAACATATTGCAAAGTTCGACGTCTCAGAAGCTCAGCTTTGTAATATGGCTTTCGTAATTGAGGCGGCTGAATGATTGTTGCTAAAGATTTATTATCGTATTCTAAAGCACTGTATGAGACAGCAAATAGTGAAGAAATTGTTTTACGTAATGTTGCTAGAAACTCCTACTATGCTTTATTTCACGAACTGGCATCTATTGAATTGAAGTCTGTACCTGTTACGGAACGTAGTTTTGGCTCGCATGAGCAATTAATTCAGCAATTACGTGCAAGCGACGAAGAAGAATATCGAAAGTTAGGGCTGTTATTAGCTAGCTTAAAATCGGTAAGGACCAAAGCTGATTACAAGCTGGATAAGAATTTTACCGATCATGATGCACGCAGTACGATGTTGAAAGTTGAAAGGGCATTTCAAGATCTTTCACAGGAAAATTCCATAGTTCATAGTGAAGACGTCGTAGCTGAAGATTGCCCACTCTCTGATAAGAGCATTACTAGCTGTCCACCTACTTTATCTATTGTGAAATAATCATTTTAATGCCGTATATGAACAGCGGCATTTTTGCATTTAAATGATAAGTAAAAACCCCGTGTAGAGCTATAACAGTCTCCGCTCGCGATGAATCCGAGCTCTTTGGCGTGCCCATTCGTGCTTAGGTTTCTACTGCATGGCCGTTGTATCCACCCGACGTGGTCATACACAAATTCCTCGTATACTCGTTGTTACAGCCTAATAAAGAGATATCTATTTAGTTTGTTGCGTGTATAGTGTGCGTTGCTCATAAAATGTGAGCTATTCATGTAACATCAAGTTCAAGTCTCTTCCCTGTATCTTTTCGAATCCTTTCGTCACATACCTGCGATTACTTTCTCTTTATATTCCATTAAATAGCTTAAGTATCCCTATACATTTTTTATCGAAGTATTTTGAGGTTCGCACGACTGTCACTATCAAATGTCATACTGCCTTACCGTAAACCAAACAAAAGTTGAATTTATTATGGCTAGACGAACCAGCCGACAAATCTATTGGTATCACACCAATCGTGGCCAAGAATCCGTACAAGGAAAGAAACAAGAATGTTCAAAATAGAATTTTACCTAAATCACAACGAACAGCGATGGTCTGGGTTGATTCACCAACTGAATAGCGACATTTTGATACGACACGTTTTTCAAAAGCTGCTCATTTTTGATAGAAACGTGAGTTTTTCGTACTGCGAGCAATCGAGCTGCGGAGAAATTTTGAATGGCCAGGGTGAAAGTCTGGGTCAGTTCTCTATTCAATAGTGCGGAACGGGAACCTTGTGGCTCCCGCCGGACTAGGCGACCTCTCTCCCTTGCAATAGGGAATGAATCCGGTCGAACTCTTTCACCATGCTGCGTTCAATCCGATCACCGAGTTCTTTGACATCGTCCTTCGTTGCGTAGGTTTCTGCCACATGGGTTTTGTATTCGCCCAGCTCTTTGGACAATCGGAACAGGTAACCAATCAGTAAACTCAGGATCAGCGTCACGAACGTGCCAAAGGCGAGTACGGCATTCACCCAGCTTGGGTCCAACGTCATTCCCATTGCTCGACCTCTTTGAGTTTTTTGCCTTTCAGCGACAGGATGATGTCGTTCACGGTTTCCTGCGTCACATCATTGGTGGACAGGCTTTTGATTTTCTCTAATCCCCAAATTACCAGGCGGCTCGCAAAGCGTTCCAGAATGACTTTCCAGGCAACCTGAAAAAACAGACCTTTCAGAACTTCCCATAGTGTTTTGCCGAGGATACTGGTTAAAAAGTTCATGGTGTTCTCCTTATTGCAGTGGCGCGCCGGTGCGCATCATTTCGCTGAGTGCCTTCGCCCGCTTGCCAACCTGACGCGCCCAGCGGCTGTTGAGCATTTCGTTGGCGGCCACATGCCAGAGTTGCTGCTCAATGGCGGCGATCATTTTCTTGAACATGCCGAAACGGGGCAGGCCAAGGTTGAAAATCATGTCGACGATCACCGCCTGGCGCGCATCGTTAAGCGAAGCGAAATACGGCAGCGTTTCTGCGTCTTTCACCGCGGCATCGAGGTCGTGCTGAAGCAGGGTTTCCGCTTCTTGTTGGCTGATGCCGTTATCCTGCAGGTTGCGGCCGTAACCGATGGTGAGTTTTTGATTGCTGCAGCGGTAGGGTTTCAGCCGCAGCCCTTCGTGTTTTTTGATGAGTTGGGTTGCCAGTGCTTTCATGGTTTAACCTTCGTTGAATGAACAAAGGCCAGTGTATCGCCCGGAATTACTGACTGATATTGAAGCGGTTTCTAGATGGGGGATGTAGAAAACCCGGCGCTGAGGCCGGGTTTGGTTATTCGGTGATTGGGGCGATTGGCCAAGGATTGTCGGCTCGAATTTTCAAGTAAGCAGCATCCGCCTGTGCTTCATATTCAGCGGCTTTGGCTTCTTTGCCTTCAACACGGCGAATCATTTTCGCTTCATTGTTCAAGCGGTCCACAATCTGCGTATAGAGGCTTTCACGGATGTTAGTGACCCTCTGCACTTCAGCTTCATACTGTGCTTGCAAATCCGTTTGCCAGTTGTCCAGCGCTTCATTCCATGCGTCAAAACTGGTGTCGGGCTTTTTGAGTGTCCAGCTATCTTCAATTTCACCAAGCCGTTCGACTTGTTTGCTTTGCAATGGGCCAGATTTGCTGTAGATGGTTTTCCCTCGAAAATCGACCATGTATTCAGTGCAACTTAAATCAGCGTTGGCGATTACTGCAAAACCTTCTTTTGTCGGTAGAGGTTCAATCAACAAAACGTTACGAGGCATGTTCCATTTGTCAGTGTCACCTGACCCAACCACTTCACGAGTCTCTTTATCAACTGTCCAGTATTTCATGGGTTATACCTCTACAAGAATTGGGAAGGCTAAGTTGCGAGGACGGGTTTCGGGGCCACCCACCGAAGAAGTAACAACACTGCCATTCATAAAGTCTCTCCCAGGACCGGCACCCGTTGCACCGTAGTTATAAACTGTCCCATTAACGTTATGGTTGTGAGCTTTAAGTTCGTCGTCTTGTGAACTACCGATCAGGCGATTTGAATCAACCCCACGCCCTTGATCAAGTACGCGGAAAAACTCCCCGCCCGTATCCGGGAAATCGAGCATGTTAGTTTCTGCATTTACAAATTCTGGAAATGCTTCAGCAAGCCGCCAAAATACTGCGACTGGCACCGAATTACCTACCACACTGAGCGTACCCTCGGGGACTGTTTCGCTAAGCCAGGGCCATAAAGCGGTTCCCGGTCGCGCTTTTTTTGCCGGTGTCCAATAGAAAGGACTTTCGTCATCTGACCAACCTGCTTGGCGGTTGGCTGCGTCAACAGGGTCTTTGCCGGTGAAGGGTTTATTATGATAAGCCTCCCACTCATAGGTTCGGTTATTTACTCTCGTGTAACAGGTGTCCCCTCGGAAATAAGTGCGATCAGGGTCGTAGGGTAAACCTTGAGTCATACCCGCTAAAGGGTATTGAACATGAGGGTTATCTTCCTCCTTATGAGCTGCCATTTTCTTGTTCAGTTTATTCGGAGTCACAATAGTCGCATCATCTACTCCTGAAATCACAAGAGCAGAAGTAGCGATTTTCGCTGTACCGGATACTTGCTCTGTTGCGTAAGGAGAACCAAGAAACTCCACCGTGATGTTCTCAATGGTGGACGCCGCCAGATTCAGTTCACAGGCTTCGGTGACCACGGTGTTTTTGCGTTTGTAGGTGATGACCTCACCATCGCGACTGTCGACCGCGAACAGTGTCCCGTCTTCCAGCCAGTAGCCCAGCTCTTTACCTTCAAACTCTTCATCGCCATCCCAGACCGTTTCAAAATGCAGTTGGCCTTGTGCCACCAACGCCCCGCGGGTAATGGCTTTTCTTTGAATTTCAGCCACCAGAGCGGTCTGCTCCGGATTCGGGACATAGCCGGCAGAGCCGATGCTGATGTGAGTGATTTTGTATTCAATGCCCAGATCACCGGCACGAATCGCGGCGGCAATCCCGGCATGGGTGATGAGTAAGCTCATTGGGTGACCTCGTAAGTGTGTTGATTGCGGATATGCCGGCAGTTGGCAAGCTGATGATGGACATCAAGCCGGGACTGATATGTCCAGGTAATTTCAGTATGCGGCAGACGCTTTTCCTCAAACGCGGCCCAGGCCTGCGCGCATGAGATTCGGGCGTCTTCCTGCAGCGCGACATAAATCAGATTCGGCGTGGTCCGGTCATCAAAGACGGTTCCGGCGTCACTCCCTGCCTGGGTGTAGAGCAGTGCCTGATAATCGCTGATTTTCCAGCCGAACAACGCTTCCTTAAAGTCGGTCAGCAGAGACAATTCGATGTCATCGTGCGTGGCTTTGAAGTCGGTGGCCATTGCCTCAATTAGGCTGGTCAGTTCCGGGTTGTCGGCTTCCTGCCAGTATTGCCCTTTGGGTAACAAGGCGCGGATGGCCTGCGCAAAATCTTCGGCGCTGTAATTGATGATTACGCTGGAGGTGTCCATGTCACGTCTCCTAATACATGAATCTGATGGCTCTCAATCGTCACTTCATCGGTTGGTGATTTCACAATGAAGTTGGTGGTGACACTCGATACTGTCAGTACAATTTCCGTCGGCGTGATGGATTCCGGATTGCCCGTCGCGGCGTTGATTTTGCCCATTTTGCTTTGTACCAGACTCTGCAGCGCAGTAACCACGTCATCACGAATTGATGGATCTTGGATGCCCTGAATCTCGATGTTCAAAAGAACATGCTCAGGCAGTAAGGCGATGGGATGGCAGCCCGCCAGACGATGTGCTTCGAAGGTTTGTTGAACCAGACTGATCACTTCGCTGCTCAGTGTCGGGTCAGCGGTGCGGCGACCGATATACACTTCCACCATGCCGCGCTCCGGGGTGTTATCCAGCGCCCAGGCAAAGTCGACGTCGGCATGCGCTGACGTTGCCCAGGCTTCATAATCTTCAGCTTTGCCGATCAGGTCGTTTTTCTCGTAGGCCACAATCACCCGGGCGCGCCAGTGTTCCAGTGTTTCAATGTCGGCGCCGCCTTCAATGCCAAGGCTCTGAACCTGAGTCGGGTCGATACCGCCTAAGCCTTCGGACAGGGTCAGAATGTTTCCGGCAGGCAGATTGCTGGCACTGCCGGACACGCGCGCAATCACGCTGACCGGCACGTCGCTGTATTGCTCTTTGGTGGTTTCGTATTCATTGCCGGCAGCATCGGTCAGCAAAGTTGCTTTGGGAATGACCACCACACCACCAAGCTGAGTAAACCGGACGGTGCCTGATGCGAACGTGGGCAGCAGGCGCGGCGTGCCATGACGATTGGCATGCAGATAAAGCCAGGCTTCGGAGCAGGTTTCCGGGTGAAGCTGGCGAAACAGCAAATCCTGATAGCCGTACTGACCGTAACTCACGGCCGCAATCGCGCACGCGATGGCATCGATCGCCGGTGTGTTCTGCCCGGTTTTCGCCATCAGTGTCGATTTGGCGCGATCGATGAGTGTCTGCAGGCTGCGTTGTGTACTCATAGTGTGACCTTAAACGTGGTGTCGTCGGTGAGGGTAATGATCACATCTCGCCCCATCTGATTGGGTTTCGCTTCCCATACGGAAACCGCCACGGCTTTGGCGTGGCCGTCGGTGATGAGCCAGGCCAGCGCTTCTTCATAAAAGCGTTTGGCCATGACGAGCGTCTGCGGGGTGAGCTTGTCCCGGCGCAGGGTCCAGTCGCGTGAGCCTACGATGGTCAGCAGTTCGTCGCTCCAGTTGCCGCCGCGTTCGTCTTCGGCCATTCGCGCGCGGTCGTTCTGTGTCGATTCACTGTGGTTGTAAATGCTCTGCCAGACGGCGTGTGTCATGCCTTCCTCGGAGTTCATCGGCGCCGTGACCGCATTTAAACGGAAATAGTTCATGATTGGTTTGGTCCGTCAGAAGTGCGCTGGTTGTTGTCGTCCAGATAATCGTGGGTGTGGGTTTCGACGGTAACGCCCGCAAACTTGCCGGAGCTGCCGCCAACGTTGCCCGCGACGTTGAGGTCGCCACCGATGTCCACATTGCCTGAGAACGAAACTTGGGGCGCGGTGACGTCCACTTTGGGCGCTGTAACGTTGACATCACCTGCGGCCGTGATGTCCAGTTTTGCCTTGGTGTTCACTTTGATACCGTCTGCGGTGAAGTGAACCAGATTCCCCTTGTCATCGAGCATGGCGACCTCACCCGGCTGCAGTGCCATCTGGTAACGTTCGTCTTCCACATTGACGGTGATACCGCGCGCGGTAACGCCCCCGATAAACAGGTTGTAGGTTTTGGCGCCCACCAACGGACGACTCATAAAGCCGTAGTTGTGCACGCGGCGGATGCGATCGTTGGTGCGACCCGTAGCGGTCTTAATCTGTAGCCACTGCGTCTCCGCACCTGTGACCGTGCCGGTGCCAACCAGATTCTTAATCCGGCTCATCAAACGAGCCAGCAGTGTGTCAGACATCGCTTTGCTCCCTGAATGGCCGGAACAGTGTCATCGCGGTGGTTTGTGCGCTTTCCGAGACAGACAGGCTCAAGGCTTTGATGACCAGCATTTCACTGAACTGCTGCGTCTGGTCGATAACCCGGATGACCCGGTTGAGTCCGTCGATGGCGAGCGCCGGGAACAGTCCGGCAATGCTTGCCGAAGCGGTCAGGCTCTGCGCGATCGCCAGGTTGTGCTCATACCGGGCGCGGGACAAACACGCATCGGCGGACTGTAACTGATCGCAGATAATAACCCGTGTGCGCGAAGCATCGACATCGGCCGCGGTGACCACCGCGCTGGCATCGTCCCACGCGCCCTGAACTTCGGTGCGGTGAAAGCGGGTATGGAACTGACGGGCAATTTCAAGACGTTCGATGTTGTTGCCGACTTCAAGCCCGATACCCTGAATGATGCTGTGCGCGGTGTTCTCAATCGTCAGCACGCCATTGCGTTCAATCAGCGCCAATCCTTGCTCTCGAATTAGCTGCGCGATGTTTTCCACCGGCGACTCTGCGTTGATCTGAAACTCCGGTACGGTCTTCAACGCGGAGACCAGACTCTCTACCCGCAAGCCAAACGGTGCAGCCAGATGGCGTAGTAACTTGTCCATCGGCTGGTCGTAAAGCGCATCCATCGTGATGCGCGAGTCAATCATGTTGGCACTGACGGAACGGCCAGTGATGTTGACAGAGCGGCTGCCTGAATCGGTGGCAGACTCTACCTGGTCAATTTGTCCTTTCAGGATAAGCTGTCCACCGAGATAGAAGCTCACCGGAAGAGGCTGGTCAATGGCCATCACCGGCACCTTGCAGCGAAAGGTGTGCGCGAGCTGCTCGAGAGAGTAGCTGAGTTCGGCTGAGTAAAACGCGGTCTGCGCGCCATTGATGTGCATCGTAAGCTGGCTCATTGCGGGTTCCTCACGGTAATGTCACCACGCAAGAACAATGGGTGCTGCAACGCATTCATCGCGGTAACGATCGGCTCTGCCGTGTACTGGTCGTGCGCGATGGTCAGGGCTGGTTTGATGCGTGGCTGCTCAATTACGCGGTGCGCCGCAGTACCCTTGATGACTTTGTCATGCTGCGTCTGAATGCCGCCTTTCAGCGCCACCAATGCATCGAAGATGTCTAAGCTCTCAACCGTTGAGACGCTTGTCGTTTCACGCACGCGCGCATCAATGCCGTCAAGCAGGGCCGTAAGGTCGCTTTGAATGATGGCTGGCTGTTTGCTCACGGCGGTGAGCTCAAACTGGTCCAGCTTCTCCAGACGGGTAACATCTTTGCTGACCTTCACGGCTCCGGTCACCAACTGAATGTTGTGATGAGGGATGACGGCGTCCTCTCTAACCTGACCCAACATCAGTTGCTGCGCGGTGCGCGCGTTGTCGACGGCCTCACTGTCGGAGTCAGGCTCAGACTGAACGCCCTCGGCGACGCGATCAACGGCGGTGCTAAGCAGCGTAGCGAACTTATCCGGCGCACTGCTGATGCTGCTGATGGCACCAAACGCTTCGTTGATGGCTGAGTTGATGCTTTGCAGCTTGTCATCGGCGAGGTTCAGGCGGTGGGTGATGTCCACCAACACGTTGAGTGACTGAGTGAAATCGTTCTGTGTCTGGTTGATGTCGGCCACGCTGAGGCTTTTCACATCACGGGCGAACGACTGCGCTGAGACACTTTCCACTGCGCTGGCCTGTTGCTTCACCCGAACGGTCGCTGACGTGTTGATGGTCGGCTGCGTGCCGGCACGGACAAAGCTCAGGCTGAGTGTGACCACACCGCGCTTGGTGCTGATGCTTTGCGAAAAGGTGTCGAATACCAGCGTCAGTTCGCCCAGCCACGGGTGCTCCAGCTCTCCGGCAGGGGAGGATTCAAGGTTAGCAATGAATGCGTTGGCATCGGCCAGCGAGTCGGCGCCGACAAAGACGACATCGAGTTTGATGGTGCGGGATTTACTGCCCATCACACGGATGTTGGGCAGTTCGGCGTAGGGAATTTCACTGACGTGCAGGCGCTGGCCGCCATCAATGGCGGTCGCCAGGATGTTGAGCTGATGCCCGTTCCATCGCCCGCGCTCGTACTGTCGTTCCCACATGAAAGCTCTCACTTCATCTCAAACAAATCAAAGAAGGCAGCAGGCTGGAAAAATGATGGCGGGGAAGGGCGCTCAGGCCTAATTCGGACTCACCCCTCCCTCCGCACCAAAATTCAGCACTGCAATTTTGCGCAATCAGAGACGCAAAATAATTAGGTAGGGTTATTGCACCACAGCCCTGATGGGAACTGAACTCAGGGCTATTTTAGATTGGGGATTTAGAGAAGTGTCGGGATCGCAAACGTGCGTTTTTGATCGTTTTTTTTGAAAAGAAGATCTTTACACGATTAGGGTAGAGTAAGAAGACTTCATTTTGTCGATAAAGCTCGCTTTGAAATCCGAAAAATCTTTGTCTAAACCTATTCTCTCCGTTCTTTTGAACACTATGGGTAAGTAACTCTGAGTAACTTTGGTTACGTGGATTTTGGAGAAAGGTCTGTACTTGAGTATCTTTTCATTGAGTTGAACATGATCAATCAAGTTGAACTGATCACCAGTAATATCAACTACATGTTCTTCTATCTCCAACCAAACGTGTGAAACCATATTCTCGCCATAACCAGTTACGCAGGTTATTTCTATGTTGTTTAGACGTTGAAAGTAGTGAAAAGCGAGCAACAGTGAGGCGAATTTACAGTTCATGATGGGAAAGGAATTAGTCAATATCGTAGAGGAATCTTTGTCACAGGAATCCATTGCAGTACGAAGCCTAAGTGCTTCGCGTCTCAAGATTTGAATATTGACCATCGATAGTCCCGAAATGAGAAGTAAAAAATATTGGGTGATTAGCCAATGGATAAAAATGTAGCTCGATGTTTCTTGAGCGTTGTCCATGACGAAACTAATTCATTTATATAGGAAAAGTTAGTGTCATCAAAGCAGTTGAACACATAAACATTTCCTGAATAGCCTGCAGATGTTTGGCTGTTAGGGAGTAAGAACGTCAGCGTTGTACCATTGGGCAATATAAGCGGGTTTCCAGACAGAGTCAGCCCGTACGAGCTCGCCAACTCAATGATACGTTCTCGAATTCTCTCGCTCTCATCTGTCGACGCCGACAAGAATATCTGATTTTCCTTCGTTTGAATCGCGTCGACTAGGGCATTTTTGCAAATGTGCAATTCGATTGAATCTATATTCATCATGACAACCTATATGCTTTGAGAAGTATCCTATCTATTTGGTCTAATTTGCGAGCAGCCAGAGAAATGCGCTTGCTCGATACGCCTGTTCTCAGGGACGCGAGTTCGTATGAATAACCTGACTCAAAGACCAGCCTCAATGCCGCTCTGGTTTGCTCTGGAATTTCGCGCAGAGGCAGAACATCCAATAGTGCGTTCAGACGCTTTGATGGAATGACATTAATTTTCATGCAGTCTAGACTTCCGCTTTATTGGATTTGCTCAAACACACTGAAGATGTCCATCTGATCTGCATCTCCCTTACACAATTCGGGTTGCAGTTTTGGGTCTGGCTTGGCGCCAGTCGGTTCAATAATGCGGTTAACCGTAGTCAGCGTGGTAAACGCACGGCCGCAGTTTAGGTTCAGACATTGGCAATAGGCTTCGCGCGTTTCGTTACTCATCGCTTTGGATGTTGCAATACGTGCTTTGCTTCCACAAATAGGGCAGGTGATTAACATGGGATCTCCTCACGCTAACGGCCAGTCGTCTTCCAGTTCTGGGAAGAACGACAGCTCCGGTTGTTGATACTCTTCGGTTTCTGGTTGGGCTAACACTTCATCCCAACCTTCAAAATTCATCCACGACAAATCATCGGCAGGCACTCGGCTGACTTCGACCAGCTGAGCCGGGCGTTTTTCGCCGTACTCGTCTACCTCCGCAGGGCGGATTTGGATACTTCGTTCATCATCGATGCGAATTGAACTGCCTTTTCGGAGGGCGGCCAGTGCCGCTTCATCAATATTTGGCGGTTTATTCGCCTTTCTTCGCTCTGGTGCTAACAACCTGGTGAGCTGATCGCTGACCTGATCCTCGCGGGGCTCCGTACAGTTATTGACAGAACTCCGAGAGGCGGCGGTGCCGCCAATGACGGTCGCTGCGCTCCCTTGGGCGATCGCTTCCGTATCATCGCTAACCTTGGATTTCTGTTTAATCGTCCAGACTCTGAGGCGTGTTTTGATGAACACGCCGGATGCGTCAAAGCCATCCAACTTGCGAACGGTTTCACCGTGCGGAGAGGCAAACGGCAGCTCTTCATAAACGTTGGTGATCAGCAGGTCAGCACGTTTCACGAACGGGCCGCCTTGGCCCATGATGTAATCGCGCCACTGGCCACGGTCGGCGGCTTTCATCACTTCCGTGACAGTGCCGTTTTCGTGTTCCAGATCGGCCTGATAAACCTGCGTGAGCAGCACAAACAGATACTTGCTGTCGAACTTCTTATGGCGACGCATCAGCTCTGCCGGAATAGGCGGGCCGATCAGCTTGCGGCCTTCGCGGATGTCCAACTCTTCATAAATGGTCAGTAGCTCTTCATAGTTCAATTGCGTGAGATACTGGTTAAAGCTGGCTTTGTCGTTATTGGCAAATCTGCGCAGCTCGCGGTAAGTCGTGACCGGAGCGCCACCGAAAAATTGGAACTGGCGGATACCCCAGCGGCTTTTCCATGCGTTCACATTCTTGGCCATGTCTTTCACGGGCTTGCCTGTTTCGTCGGACATCTCATCGTCCATGGCAAAGCCGTCGATGTTCTTGGAAATGTACTTAGCGATGTAGCCCGTAGCCGTGCCCTTGGCCGAATCGATATAGCCAAAGTCGCAGCGCGGTTTGTAATTGAACGGCCCGTGAAAGGCCTGCTTCTTCTCGGCGCGTTTCGGGTTGCGGTCGAACTGCGGATACAGCTCTTCCTTGTCTTCCTCGACGGCGTAGGAAATGAACACATCACGCACCTGCGCGACATCTTCCGGCTTCACCCAGATGAGCAAATGCCAGTGCGGCGTGCCATCGTGATGCGGCTCGGCCACACGAACCCCGAACCAGCGAACTTCATCACGTGCCAGCTTGGCACGAATGCGCTGCCACACATTGTTAAGGTAGGCTTGCGTATCGCGCGGGCTGGCGCCGTTCCAGTGGTCGATAAAGCCGCCTTTCTTGTAGCTGTTGTGGTACTTGGATGGCGAAGTCAGCGTGAGAAACAAACCTTGCAGCTCAAGCTCATTACCAATGTCTTCGCAGCCACGGCAGCGCACCATCAGCTCATGACGACGGATAGCCGGGTTCGACAGGCTCTTTTTCGCCATGTCCCACAAGTCGGCCTCTTCACCCGTAATCTCATCGATGAGCTGGCACTGCTTAATGTATTCATAGTTGGCTTTCTGCTGCTCCTGATGCTCACGGACACAATCCCAAGAGGCATAAGGCGAGGCTTTGTAACTCACTTGCCCCATGGCGATCGCCAGATGCTCGCGCATGATTTTGCGAATGTGCACCAGTCGGCCGCGCCACCATTTTTCATCGAGCATTCTTGAGATGTCGTTCAGGGCCGTCAGTTCGGTTTGCTTCTTGCGCTTGCGAGGCGCTTTGATGCCGAACTCATTCACGAACGCGGCCAGCTTGTGGTAGGTGTTCACCACCGCAATCTCGCCGATTTTCGATTCAGAGGCTTTGACTTCGCGCTTCGCCAGATCCGCTTTCACTTCTTTGATGGCGGAAGCCGCAAAGCGTTGGTGACGGGCAGAGGCGATTTGCGACAGCTTGAATGCCATGTCTCTGAGTTCGTCGGGTTCGAGTTCGGCGACGCTGCGGTTCTTCTCTGGCTTGGTATGTTTTTCGGCTTGGTCGAAATCAAAAGAGAGCTGAGGACGCTGAAAGTCTTCAGGCAGGCTGTGCTCTGTAAAGTACACGGGGGCGAATGCGTTATCGCCGCTTTCGAATTCTTTAGAGAACATCGCCACTTTTTGTGTGGTTGGCAGTTTGCTGTATTTTTCTAAGACCTTTTGCGCGCGTTCCGTTGCGGGTGCCATGCGTTCACGCAGGTAAATGTTGGCCTCTTTACGGCCGAGTTTTTCAAACACGCTGATGTAGCGTGTGACGAAGTATTTGGTCAGGTAATCGGGCAAGTCTTGGATGCGCGATTGCGCCCAGGCAAAGTCGTCTGGGTTGGCTTCAAATAGCTTTCGCTCAAGTACACTCAGGCTTTCTGGCTGAATCACTTCATTGAATCGGCGATCACCAAAGCAGCCCGCTTCAACTTCCGTTAAAGGGGCTTGCCATGGGAATTCGTAAAGGTCGATTTCAGCGGGGTCGGTGAGGGTGTTCACACAGACTCCAAATCTTGCGTGGTTACCAACATAAAGCCCGGTTTGCCTTCGCCTTTGCTGATCACGCCATTGCGAAGGTGTTTGCAGTCGAGCTCGGCGCATGCCTGATTTATGGCATCGTCCATCGAATCGAAATCGCCAATTAGAATGTTGGCGACTTCCTGAGTTTGTTCGTGGCGGATCACTCCGCCATCGGAACACAGCATTACTGCGGCGTATTGCATGTCAACGTGCCTCTCCAACAAATGCGATAACGTGGTTTTTCCTGATTGCCCTTACGTCATTGCTCCCCATCACCTGTATGATTTTGTGCTTGCTGACTAAAGGCTTACCTTCCGAGCTCATCGAGCGAAAAACGATGATGTCGAGTTCTGCGTATCCATCGGAGTCATAACCATCAACAAATGCCTTTTTTCCTTCTGCTACTTGGTTGAAATCTGACTCTGAAATTTCTCTATGATGAATAGCCATATCAATAACCCTCCATCGATGAGCAACCGTGCAGCGGCGCGCGGTCGTGCCACCATTGCTTCATGGTTTGGTTGAGGTTGTAACTGCGAACACAGGCCGATACGAAGAACAGCGCACGGATGGCGCCAACGGCCTGATGATGTGATGCGGAATCGGTGGTTTGGTTGAATACGACAACCCAATAAACCCACCACGCTTTGATGAAGTCTTCCAGCGACAATGCCTGTTCTGTGCCATTCACGTTGACCAACATGGCACGAGCAGAATCCAGCTCTAACATGGCACTGCCGTCCTGCTCTACCTGGTTAAATACGCGAGTGAACTGGTCGATTTTTCGGGAAGTAAAGCCTTCACTACGAAGGCCATATTCCAGTTCTTTGCGGGGGATGGTGATGATGTTTGCCATTATTCCACCACTCCACTTGTTACCGCCCACTCTTGAACTTGCTGAAATCGCGTCCAAATAGCAGAGATATACTTGGCTTGAAACTTCGCATCATCTAACGCTGAATGATGCGTGCCTTCACGTTCCATGGTCTCTTTTGGATTGATGCCAAGAATTGAGCGTCCCATCTCTACGATGGTGCGAACATCACGGTCATTCCAGTGTGAGAAATTCGGCTTGATACGAACCGCTTTGTACGCATTGGTGAGAATTACGTTATCGAAACCGCTGCCATTCCCCCAAACCTGAATCTCTTTAGCGTCGCCCAAGTCTGCCAGCCACTGGTTCAGTTCCAGCAGGGAATCTTTCAGAGTGGATTTCGGCGTGTCTCGCTGGAAGATAGCGCGAGCCTCTTCGCTTTGAGTTAGCCACCAAGTCACAGTTGAAGCATCAAGATCACCGTAGTAAGCGGAGCTGTTTAAGTTAATGACTTGCTCGAAGTCAGCACCTAATGAACCTGTCGCAGGGTCAAAGACAACTGCACCAATTGATACAATCGCTGCGTTACTGGTGTTACCCATGGTTTCTAGGTCTAGCATTACGTGGATGCTCATGCGTTCACCTCCGCTTTCGCTTCGGCTTGTTCACGTGCCTCGATGATCAGTTCGGTGAGTTGACTCTCAATAGAAAGGAGTTTTTCAAGCGCATCTTCTTGCTCTAGATAAATACTCTCGTTAAAAATGCATTCTGGCCTACTATCGATGTAGTCAGAATCGGTTGAACACACTCTCACATAGAACTCATTAACATGCCCCGAGAATCGCGAAAACACGTGCAGTACATCTGTGTTTGCCATTGCCAGCACATTGATAGCGTGGATAACGTCATACACATCACGCTTTTCTTTCGACTCAACACGGCTTTCTACGAGACTATTAAGTCGACCATTAATGAAAACTGGTTGGAACCTTGGTGACGTATTTTTCAGTTTGTCTAAAAGCTCTTGTTCCTCAGTTTCAGACATAGACATCATGGTCATCATTGGATTAGCTAAACAAGACAACGCATACGCGATCTCTCTGCTTTGACGCAATGTCGAATCATGAATCGACTTGCTTTTCTCCAAATTCTCATCTGATTGCTTAAGTAGTGCGCGTGCTTCTTCACGAATCGCTTTTGCTTGTTCTAGGTCATTCATCATCTTTGCTCCTACGCTGAGACGAAAAAGGCCCCCATTCCGAGAGGAATACCACGGGGGCAAAGGTTGGCTAGGTCAATGGGTGTTGCTGAACTGGTAGTGCTTGAGGCGGCGAACATCGCCGACCTTGCTGTCGAACGTGACCGTCAGGTTTTTCAGGTACTGCATTCCGGTGCGGATTTTTTGCAGTTCCAAGTCATCGAACGATTCGAATTCTCGCGTGTAATCGCGCGCGGGCAGGCCGCCGGCGATCAGCACCAAGCCACGGCTTTTCTCTGGCAGCTCGTTGAACATCTTCTTCAACTGGCAGCGAGTGGCGGCACCGTTAAACAGCGATTTGCACGCGGCGATGCTCTCTTGCGCTGGCGGCGTGTGTTGGGTGTGTGCGTTTCTGGCTAGCTGATTCATCTTGGCTCCTTAGGACAGGCCCGGAATTGGCGCGCCTTGGGTGATAAAATCCACGCTCATCGCAAAGAACGGCGTTGCCCCAGAGGTGCGGTTTTCAAGATCAGAAATTAAAAGCATCAGGTTGCCGATGCTGGCTTGCGCCTTAGAGATAATTTTGTGGCGCGTCGTGCGGGGCAGGCGGGTGTCGCCGCCATGGTCTAACGCCATGCGCGACAGGTCGCCCGACAGTATCGAATGTTCCAGCACCCGCTTGAGGAAGGTTTCGGTTTTCTCTTCTTGTGGCAGTTGTGCGGTCACCACACCAAGGCCAAGCAAAAGAGAATTGATGATGGTGTAGTCGCCACTGGCTTTGGTGATAGCAACCAGCTCGGCGCACGTCAGAACATGGGGCTGCTCTGGGTTGAGCTTATTGCGCAGCACCGATGCATCTAAGCCAACGGCGGCAGCAATGACCGACACCTTGTTGGCCGCCCGGAACGCGCAGCACGCCTCATCAAATGCCTTTTGTTTGCCCTCAAGGAAAACGTACATTGAAGTGTTCATGTCCATATTTGATACTCACCTTGTCGCAAGTGAAATGAGCTCACAGCCGCAATGGCTGCTCACTTAAAACGAATGATAAAAGTGGTCGTTTTCAGGCTTTTCAGAATCTTCAATGGCGTGTTGCCACAGCGCGCCCATGTTGACGTAGTGCTTGCCCTTGGCGCCATCGCGCTCAATCACAGGCAGCTTTCCTTCGCGAATCATGTTGCGAATCGAGTTTTCAGACACACCCCAACGGCGGGCCAGTTCACAGGTAGGGAGGATCGGGGAATCGGGTTGAATTGAAACGTGCATATTTAGCTTCTCCAATAGGTCAGGTTGGTCTTTGAACTCTTTACACAAACGCATGCGTGAAAGGGTGACCATATTGACGAAGCGCTTCTTCTCGCAGCGTGTCGCGGCCTTCATGGGCAGCTTTCCGGCCTCAATCAGTTGCTCCGACTCAACCAAATCAATATGTTGACGTCGCGCATACTCTTCGATCGGCAGGTACGGCATATCTAGTTTAATCAGCGGGGTCATGGTATCTTCCATACATATTTGTACATAAATACACACTCCGGTTGTTTCCTAGACATTAGTGTGTGTATTTGTATTTCGTATGCATATTATGATCTTGAAATATGCATATCAACTATTTTATGTGTGAAATATGCGCGAATGGTATCTAGTAGCTGAACTTGCAGGTTTGGATGGAATGGCAAACGGCGTTGTCGGCGTTTCCCAAAAAGCTAAACGAAACAACTGGTTAAGACGACGTGCTCCGGGGGCGAGTCGGGCCTTTGAGTACCATATTTCCAATTTCCCTGTTGAAGTAAAAAAGCAGTTAATTGAGAAGTACGTCACGGACCCTGAAGAAGCTAAATTGCTTATGTCACTGGAAGCGCCGACGGAAGAAGATGCTCCAGAACCAAGTAATGTTTCTAAAATCGTGCCACTGGCGGAAGTCAGAGACTGGTGCGAATTGCCCGTGTTTGACGTTCACGCAGCAGCAGGGGCGGGCTCACTGGTGCACAGCGAGTACCAGATAGACAAGCTCATCATTCCTAAAAGCCTGCTGGCCGAGTTTGGCCTTGCGCCGAACTGCGCCGCCATCATCTACGTTGACGGCAATTCGATGGAACCCACCCTCAGCCACAAAGACAGGCTGCTGGTTGATACCCGCGAACTACAACACCCGGTGACGGATGGGGTATACGTGATTCGCATCGACGATGCGGTTTACGTAAAACGTTTGAAGTGGAACATTCCGAAAGGGATTTACCAGGTGATTTCAGACAACCCGACCTACGAGTCATTCGAGATCAACCACAAGAACGGGCGCAACTTTAAGATTATCGGCAAAGCCATCGCGCCAGTGTTTAAGAAGATTTTTTAAAAAAGAAGCCACCTTGATAGGTGGCTTTTTGCGTTTTGGAATTAATCATTGAGAGAGTTACGTTCGTAAATTTTGTCTACTTGAGATAACTCGAAGATTCTCGCATCTACAGGCAATGAGCTTTTATCTTTTTCGGCTGGATTTTGGGGTGGGGTAATACTGCCGACCCAATACGCTTTACCTGTTACGAGGAACACGAAAGCCTTTTCTAAAAGCATAAAGAATATCTGTAGGCGGATGGTGAAGGTCTTACTCGATAAGGAAAATAAATACATGTCACGATACCTTAGCATAAATGGGAATCCGGAAGACTTAAGTGAGCTTTCAGAATTGTTGACTAAAGAAAGTGTTGAAAACCACTTGGGAAAGGTGAAGCGCTATAGCACAGCCGTTCCAGATATCTTATCACTGTTAATCAACACGGTGCCTTATGCCTCAATTGCGAGTGTTCTAATTGCGTGGATTAGAACGAAGCAAAACCGAAAAGTACATATTCAGTATGCAGACAACACATCGATCACACTCGAAGGTCATCATACCAAAGAAGAAGTTGAATATTATTTCAACAAAAAAGAGAAAGCGGGAATTTTCGTAGAGTCTGAGCCTGCTAAAGATGGCCTTGGCTGAAGAACCTGAAAGTTACAATGGCTCCAAAGTGATGGTTTATGATCACTCTGGAGCCGTTGTTGTATGTTTCAGGTTACCCAAAAATATTAATCTACCACGCAACAACATAGTAATCGGTGTATAGCTCAGTCGTATTTTCGGTTCTAACAACTTGGAAAGACATGTTTACAACAGCATAGGAATTTTTTTTATTAGAGACTGCGAATTCCTTTGCCTCTTCTCGAGCGTTTTTGATAAACAAGTTTTTTTGATTAGATACATAATTGACAGAGTCAGTATTCTTTTGGAAAAGATATCCATTTCCGGCGTAAGATGCATTATGAGATGGATAGCCAGCCCAACTTTTATCACTCAAGCCACCAGGATAGTCACTGTAAAACACCCCTGAAAAGCTAGGCTCGGCAGCAAATACAATGCTAGAAAAAAATAATCCAATAACTATGGCAAACTTCTTCAACTTAAACTCCTCATTGAAATAAAAAATAATGCTCTGTTAAGGGTGCAGCAACGCAATACCAATTACCTTAAACACTAAACACAACGTATAGTTTAAATGCCACGCGTTGCGAATCCGTCTTAAAGCGTTTGTTAGAATTTTATACTCTCATCAAATGTTTTTACTGTGATTGTTTCCTTGCTGTCATCTTTATCAAGCATCCACCTCGCCATTATTTTGATCTTTGGATCAAGGAAGCGAAACCTTGTGCCTTTAGGTGTTTTTCGGATTAGAGGACTATCACCGCTTGCTAACTCATTTAAATTAGCCGAGACGTTCAGCAATTTGTCTTTTGTACTATTCGGGAAAAGGCTACGCATTTGCTCTTCGACATCTTGAACAGAGAATTCATTGTTGGGCAATCGACCGATTGTAAAAATAACCTGATTCCGACGACCATGCTTTGTAGCTTTAGAATTTATATGTGCTTCCATTCGAGCATTTTCACTTACCAATGCTTCTTGCACCCAATTTCGTAAACAGGTCATATATAGTTCATTGGTAATAATATAATTATTGTTTTCAGCTTCTATAGCTAACTCAAGACCAAGTTCATGTATATACTGGGGCACGTTGGCAGAAAACCAAGACAATGCGTTAAAAAAGTAGTCTTTATTAAACCCTCTGGTCTTATCTTCAAGAAAATTTACCTTTAATAACTTAACAAACCCCCTCTCTGCTAAGACTTTTACATCCTCTGTCGACAATACAGAGACTTCAGGAACTTCCTGAACTCGATTGATAATAGTTTGACTTGAGTCTATTTTTGAAAAGTAATCTCTGAGGTTGCTAGGAGTTCCAACTAACAATATACGAACCCTATATTTGGCATACTCGTCATCGTCTAAGTACATCAGGATTGACGACAGCTCTTGAACCAACTTATCGTCTTTTACGATATGCTCCAAGTTTTCTACAACCAAAAAAGATTCATCTGAACCCGCATTTTTAAATAGAAGGCGAACTAGTTCAAGATATGGCTCAGGAATTGATGCCTCATATTTTTTCGTATGCTTTAAGTCACCTTTAGCAATACCTGCATTAGCTGTCGCACCTTTACTTTCCTCATAGCTCTTGTTTTCGAAAGGCGATAGGCGTGCAGTTAATGCTTTAATGGCTTCTGAAATAGATCCTGTAGAGTTAACGGTTGCAGCATTAAGAACTTCATATTTTATCCTTCGCTCTGAAAATATTTTTTTATAGAGCCATGTTTTTCCACAACCACTTTCGCCATGAACAATTATGTGTTTGGGCTTTCTTAATGCCTTTATAAATGCTCTTTCTAGCTCATCTCGATGAATATACATTTGCTCATTTACATACTTACCTTTAGGGGTAAATATTTGTTCTGGTTTCTTTCTTATTACTAACATCAATTGTTCCTGATTATCGAAATGTTAAAAATTATGACGCCGTATTAAGGTGTAAGCGGCGCTTGGCTATACTTGAGCGAAGCGAAACAGCCAAGCGTTGCGAATCACTCTTAAATGATTTGTTAGAACTCTATTTGCTCAATTTGCCTATACGCTGCGCTAAACCCACATTGATCATTGACCTTGCGAATCCACCGAAAAAAGGGATAGCACTCATCATAGCTAGAAGTAGCATATTTTTCTCAGACATTAAGTCAGACAAAGAAACTTCACCATTCTGACTCGAAATAATTCGCGTGGCGACGTTAGCATTTTTTAAATAGACATCAATTGAGTCATCTTCATTATCGATTGAAACGATCTCAAATGAAACTTTGTCTCCGGGGTTCATCAAATCGATCGTCATATCTAACCCGTTTGCACTTTTTGCCACTTGGTTAACTGCACCAAAACCAACTGGTGGATTAGTTTTCATTGAATAGTCTATGATGTTACTTTTTTCCGCTAAGCGAATATTTACAGGTTGATTTTCAACAGCTTCATTTCCTGAATTAATCACTTCCAATGAAATGAAGTAAACTGAATCAGCTTTTTTCCCCGAGTAAGAAACTTCTAGTTGATCTTTAATCTTGTCAGAAACCGTCAGCAGTGAAGATACGTCGTGTATTAAACAATCAACTCTCTTAACTTTGTGAGTTTTACGCCAGATGAACACTGAAGCAATAACACTCAATATTGCTCCCGCAATACCACCTAAGATTGCAGCAACTGTTGGGTTTTGATACCAAGTCAATTTAATACTCCTAAATTTATGATGAGTTCTAACGCCGCGTTAAGTGGTGAGCAACGCGACCACCAAACCTAAACCATTGTGCCGTAAACACTAAAGCTGAATCAAACCAAAAATGCCAAGCGTTGTGAATCCGTCTTAAACGCCTTGTTATGTTTATTTATTGCGATAATACTCACGCATTTCAGCCGTATTACTTAATCCAGGTATTTTGTGATAATTTGCAATTGCTCGATCTAAGAGAGCCCTTGCCTGTTTCTTTAAATCCAACTCAACAGTAAGATCGTCTTTATCATTGATGTGCTTAACCGCGTTCTTTGCGTTCAATACTGTCTTATCTAAATCCTTGTTAGGCGGTGTATCCGTAATCAGTATTTTCTGCCACCACACACGCATCTGGCGATATAGAGCTTCTTTAGCGTTTTCTTGGTTATTTAAAGAAACAATCTTACCCAACATCTCTTCCGCAGCACCAGCTAAGTGAATAACGGAAGCCATTTTTTCATTTTTCACATACAGTGATAATGCTAGATTTAGATGCTCTATGGCAAAGTCTTGTTTGTTGTAAACATCTAAATTACCTCGAATATCTTCCACTATTCCTCCGAATAAACATAACAGTCTCTTTTAACTAGACTTTGTCTGTATAAGTCCAAAGAAAAATGCAGAAAGTGTCTATCTAATACGCCATGCTAAACTGGGAACATTCGCTCTGAAGATATGCTGTTCACTACTGACAAAAGAAACGCATCAACAGTATCAAAGGAGTGAGTCTTTTGGTGTGATCGGTTTGGGTTTTATCGCCACAATTACGCATCAATGTGCATTTCTGTGTAAGTTAAACACTGTGTTTATGTACAGTTGTGGTTTACTATTTCTGCTCATGTTGTTAAGTGAGCAGATTATGAGCATTAAGAAAGAGGGCAAAAAGTGGTTGGTTGACTTGCGACCGCAAGGCCGGAACGGTAAGCGCTACCGCCGCCAGTTCGATACCAAGTTTGAAGCCACCCAATATGAAAAGCATGTGCTGGCGACGGCTCATGATAAAGAGTGGTTAGAGAAGCCTGCCGATCGCCGTTCGCTCAGTGAGTTGATTGAACTGTGGTGGAAGTACGAAGGGCAATCGAAGAAAACCGCCGAAGCCTACCTGAAGGAAGTGAAGCTGGTCGACAAAGAACTCGGCTTTCCTAAAGCGCACCAGATCACCCATAAATTGCTCGCAGATTACCGAATGGCTCAGCTGAACAAGGGCAGGGCGATGACCACCTTCAACCGCAAGATGAATTGTTTGAGCAACGTGTTTACCGCACTCATCGCAGTGAAGGAGTTCCACAACCCGCATCCTGTTTCTGGTTTTAAACTGAAAGTCCCCAAAACGCGTGAAATGGCGTTTCTCTCGGTTGATGAAATGAATCACTTACTCAGTGTGCTTTCCGGCGATAGCTACAAGGTTGCCAAGCTCTGTTTGGCCACAGGTGCTCGATGGGGAGAAGCGGAGGAGCTAAAGGGCAGCACGGTCAGCCATTGCAAAGTGACCTTTCTTGATACCAAGAATGGGAAAGACCGCACCGTGCCGATCAGCCAAGCACTGCAAGATGAAATCGTCACAGGCAAATCTGGCCGACTGTTCAAAGATTGTTATGCCGAGTTCTACGCACTGCTTAAACAGTGTAATTTCGATTTACCCAAAGGGCAGGCCGCTCACGTTCTTCGCCACACGTTCGCCAGCCACTTCATGATGAACGGCGGCAACATCCTCACGCTGCAAAAAATACTCGGCCACGCGACGATTCAACAAACGATGACCTACGCACATTTCGCGCCGGATTACCTGCAAGACGCAGTCAGATTCAACCCCTTAAACAGCCTTTAA